TGATGTATTATATGGTCCAATAATATCTTTCTTTAAACAAAGGATAGACATGATGAATCGTGACACCTCTTTTGTATCCAGCTTTAATGCATCCTTGAGCGATTCTAGGTTGAAAAGGGGTATCCTTATAGATTGACCTAGCAACTCATATGTTCCATTGACTTCTAACCCTCTTGACTTGATAAGATTAACCACACCTTCTACATCCTCTTTACTTCTAATTATTGCTGACATTTTGCATCCTCCTCCATATATAGGTGAATCAAGTCATATTCATTCTTTTGTTCCTGAGCACATAATGAAAGCTCAAGGCTATAAGCTACTTTATCAAACATGTTTTCAGCATCCTCATCGGTTCCATTCATCTGGTTGCGTTGGCACTGATATATGAAGTCTTTTGGGTGCCAATCAAACAAATCACTATCAGCATCAGGGAAATACAAGTTTGTAGCTTTACCTGTTCTAGCTGTTTTAACATAGAACATACTAGGTGCATGCAAGTTGATAAGATCATTCGCAACTGGATATTGCTTTAAGATCTCAAGATACATTTGATAAGCAATTATGTTATCTGTTTCAGGCTGTATTTGCTTGTCCATACGTTGTTTAATAAAAGCAATTGCATCCTTAAGTGTGATCCTCATATAGTAAAATGTTTCCAAGCAACGAGGTAATATATATCTTGCATCCATGATACTTATCTTCTTGCTATCAATCATATCACAATATAGTTGTTTTGCATCTTCGACAACTTGAATGTATCTAGAGTGAAAGTCATTTAATTGATAGTTTGTGTGTTGAATAGGAGTACCATTACTATTTTCAATACTGTTTGGAATAAGTGCTGCCTTTTCCGTCCACCATTTATCACCTGAACAGTCAGCACTGAAGCTAGCATTTCTATGACGAATTATGTGAGTTACTTCCTGTAAACTAATACCCTCAATCCTAAAATTCAAGTTAATCGTTTCCAATGCTGTTGGCAGTGTTTTTCCAAAGAATACATCCTTTATGATCTTGTCCTTTTGTCTCAGTGTTAAATTATCATTGCTATCTGGTTGCTCACTCCATGTTGCCTCTGCAAACTGAGGTAAATATGATCTAAGCTCGTCCATAGTTGGTGCCTGCAATAATGATATTTTAATTGCTGTTAAATTGTTCTTAAATTCAGTTACTGGATCCACACCAAACTTGATCTTCATCGGTAACTTTGCTACTAATATCTCCATGTTCTTTGGCATTTTTATTCCTCCACTTTTCTATTAATGATTCAACCTTTTGCTTTGACTTCTCTATCCTTGTTTCTGTGTCCTGCTTTAGCTTTATGAATGACTTATTACCCAAGTCTTCTTCATTAGTACAATATTGCATTACTGATAAAATGTCTGCATGCTTAACGAGTGCTTTCGCTATTTGTTGTTCATATGATAATGGATCAAACAATATACCGTAAACTCGTTCACTATGCTCCTTTATTATCGCCTTCTCATATGGCTGTAACAAACCAGATACCTCAGGGATCATTTGTTTTACATCATATGTAATATCATTGGTTATAACCTCAGGAATGTCATGTAATATAGCCGCCTCCAAAGCCATTAACCTAATTATATCAGGTAGTTTGTACCATGTACATAACCGATTTGCAAACCATGAAACGTAGAAGGAATGTTCCGCAACTGATTCCCTTTTTATCTTGCTTAATTGTGAATACCGTATGATGTTACTAAGCTTGTATACGTTACCGTCCCCTACTATCACTCTATATCACCTTTGTACTTTCTACCACCATCTCTTATGGCAACTCTGATACTTTCTATTGTGACTTCACTTTGCTTTGTGAAGACATCACGTCCTGATTCAGCTAGCATAAGATTAAATTGATTATCACCTAAAGTTTCAGCATAGTACATCACTGGTTTTTTGATACCATATGCAAAGCCTGCCTCCCATATTGTTCCCATGTCTTTTTCATCAGTAATTGCAAATACTGCTCTTGACTTTCTTATAGCATCACAATTTGAACTGAATACTTTTTCACGACTAGCAGCTGTTGACTTAGCATCCAAATTACAACTTTCCTTAGGGCTAAATACAGTCAACCCTAACTTTCTTAAATGATCTATCATACGTTCTTCACGTTCAATTTGTGTTTTGTTGAAGAATGGGCTAGCAAAGTAAAGATCATAATCATTAGCTGCCATCATGATTTGTTCACATGTACTAGCTAGCATCTTGAATTTGGTTTTAACTTTCCAGATACATGATAGTGAATACTCAAGCGCCATCAGTTTTGCATGTTCTGTTAAATCACATCCTGCATGTTCATTTGAGTAGTTTATATCATCAGGTTCAACCATTACTAATAACGTTTTCTTCATTGACAATATTCTATCCAGCATAAATAGCTCAGGTGTCTTAGATCCTTTACGTTCTATTGTTCCATATACCATTTCAGTTAGATGTAATCTATCCATTACAATATCATGTCCTTGTTCAATGAGTTGCAATAATAGCACAACAGTGGAATCACACTTGCCTAATGAATAATCACAGAAGCTTAAGCTTGACTTGAAGTCATCACATGTTGACACTAGGAACTCATCCTTAAGATACATAAAACCTTGCTTAACTAACATATTTGCTAAAGTAGTTTTTCCTACTCTATCTATTCCCTCTAAAATTACTAACACTATTCACACCTATTTAACCTTTCAAAGTTTTGCTTTATTTTACTTGATATTGCTTGCTCAATGTCGTTGACACTGAACCCTGAGTGTATCGAGATGTTAATTGCAGTTATAAATACATCAGCTATTTCATCTAGCTTTTCTTCAGGTTCGTACCTTTTGTTCCTGTTGGTTTTCCACCTTTTATCTGCCTTCATCACTTCACCTAGCTCTTCTACCATTGCTTGAATGTGGTAGCTAAAGTGTTCAAGATGATCACCAGGGCATGTAGCCCCAGTAACCCTTTCTTGAAAACCTACTTGATGCTGGAATGAATCATAGAAACTGTTATTCAGCCCACTCATCTTCTTCTTCATCCTCTTCATCATTATCATCATCTGCTTCAAGCAAGCCTATGTAATACTTTGCAACTTTCTTTGGTTTTGCTTCTATGTCACGTTCCTTACACAGTTTGAACAACTCCAAAGGTGACATTTCAGTGTAATCAACTGCATCATCATCTTCCTCTTCCCATTCGTCCTCTTCTGGTTCAGGTTCTGGTTTCTTCTTCTTAGGCTTAACTGTTGGCTTAACTGGTTTAGCACCTCTTTTTGGTTTAACTTCTTCTTCGTCATCATCGTCATCGTCATCAGTATTATCACCATCAGGAAAGGCCTTGTCCAACAATGTAAGAAACTTACTCTCACTATATGCTTTGGCTTTTTCATTTCTAAATTTAACCTTGTCCATAGGAACGATAGCAAATGTAGTTGACTGTTGCTGACCTGATTTAGTGATTACATAATCCCTGTCTGTCAAGGTTCCATATGCCTCATACATAGATACTAATGTAGGAACTGGTGAGCATTGATTGACAGCTGCTAACAATAGCTTGACCTCTTTTGCTTCGTAATCCCATACTGACCATGCATATTGATCTCTCGTTCTAAGCTCATCATTTTCACAATGCTCACATTCACGACCAAATGTTTCCTGACAAGGTACATTTATGTTATTAGCAAAGCTATCATGGAATGTTACTTTGTGACCGTCATCCATATCATCCAAGAATCTTACTCTGATCTTTGATCCTGCCTTAAAGTATAAAAATTTACCTTTGTTTGTTCCTGATTTCTTTGCCTGCTTCTTAATGTCGTCTACTAATCCCATCTTGAGACCTCCTGTTTTTAATTAACTTTTTAGTTTTTGCTTGTGCTACTATGAATTGATCCTTGTTCATTTCACCTGCATCTTTTACTGTGTTTGAATATTGAAAGTTTATCACCTCAAAAAATTGCTTTAGATAAGTTGTTCCTTTCCTACCACATTCGTCCATGTCAAGTGCTGATATTACACATGTGATACCTTTTTCTTTAAGCTTGTTAACTTGTTCCGCTGTTATTTTCCAGCCCAAGATAGCAACTACATTCTTGATTCCAAACTGCCTAAACTTAAGCATGTCCATGTATCCTTCTACAATTACAACTAATTGATTCCTTGTATATTTACCACATAAAGTGGACCTCCTGCTAAAACCCTCATTATATAGGTACTTCCTTTTCTTTTCAACTGATTTTGTAGTGGTTCTACATACCCACCCTTTAAATTCATCATTGTCCATCATAGGAAATATTAGTGGATATTGTTGATTATATGTATACTTTGCCTTGCAATGAGTAAGCGTGCTAGAACTGAAGCCTCTTGCTTTCATGTACTCATGTTCAGGTGATTTTTCCTTTAACCAATCAATAGTTTTTAGCCCATAATAATGATCTGTTGCTTCTATCAATGCTTGTTTTGCATCACTTTTGTTCACATTAACTGCCATAGCTTTTATCTTCTTGACCTTGTTTGATTTTAAAACTGTTACTAGCTTTTTCATTCCTTGCAAGTCATCGTCAATGTGTTCTATCTTTTTAACAAATGAAAATGCATCACCTTTTTCTTGACACCCAAAACAAAAATAATTTCCGGTTGCATAATTTATCTTCATACTGGGGTTTATGTCACTGTGAAAAGGACATACTATTTTTTCCTGATCAGAGGGGATGCCGTAATAATGAAAGACTTTTGCTAATTGATCACCACCAATTTTAAATTCAATTCTTACCACCCGCTTCTGTTATTTTTATTGTTTTAGATATTGTAGCAGTAAATGTACCATTCAGTTGTTTCATTGTGATTTCCTTACTATCATACATTTGCTTTATCCTTGCACTATCTGCTTTAACAACAACTTCTAGATATTGCTTGAATTGTTTTGCACTAACACCTGCCTCTCTCACCATCTTTATCATTGCATCTATGTCTGTTATAACATAAGATCTTTTGGTAATCTCTAAGAACATCTCATCATCAAACTTTTTCTTAAGCTCTTCTATTTTATATGTAAGAGTAGCACGTTCTGATTTTTTAATCACTAGACCTGACTTAATGTTAAACGTGTTTTTTTCACCAACTGCTATTTCTAGCTCTTTTATTTGATTCTCATCAAAATATTTTTGTATCTTAGATTTGTTTTCATCTGACTTCAATAATAGCTGACCCATCTGCTGTTCAATGTTGTGAGTTTCAACAGCTAATGATTTTACTGTATACTCGGACATTTTAGCCAATGGTTTCCACCTCTTTCGTGTTTAACTTAAAGAGCTCATATACCCATTTTGGCCACTTAGCTCCTGTTTTGACCCACAATATATCACTGTGTAAAATGTAATATTTTGTGCCTGACTTCGTTTCCACTGCATAAGTGTCTTCGCCGGGTTCACCTTCCCATGAATCATTTTCAATTAGCTTAATAAACTTACCGCTAAGAGCTGATTCACCACGTTTTGTTATGACTTTAAAAGCTAATAAATCACCTACTTCAATGTGGGAAATGTAACTATCAGTGGTTGCTGTAACATTCACGCTTCCTTCAGGTTGTGTTTGAATATCACCGTTGATAGCTTTATCCAATGCCTCAACTAATGCTTCCTTATTCATATCCCATCTACCTGTGATATTGTGTTCCTTTGCTGATTCCCTTAAAGTCTTAAGGGTTAATTTCCTAAGATCATCTTTACTCATTGATTTCCTCCGTTTACTATTTGTTTTCAAACTACTATAATACGGTAACTTGGTAAGCTCATTATAACACATTCATTATGATATGTAAATACCTTTTTGTAATATTTCCTAGCCACCCTCAGCATACATAAAAGGGGCCGAAGCCCCAGTTATCTTATAGTTTGCTTAAATACTCCTCAGAAGCTAAAAAGCCTCTGACTTTATCAACTGTGCTATAACCTCTCCAACCGGCAATTTCATCATCTGAAATTTCTCTATCTGTTCTGAAAAGTAATACTTTGTAAAGACTTCTAGTAAGTGAATCGTTGTTAGCTTCATCAGAATTTGCTATTTCACTAGCTACATCACTAACAGATTCACCACCTTTAATCTTATCTGCCCAATAAACTATTTCATCTTCTCTGGACATTCTACTTAGGTATCTTGCGTAACATGCAATAACTTCTTCTCTTGAACCATCACCAAGATCTACTGCTGGAGCTTCCTGAACTTCTCTAGCAACGTTGAAATATGCATAAAAATCTCTGTTTGGAATGTTGATACCTTTTGTTTCATCACCAAACCAAATACCGTCCCCTAGGTGATACCCAAGATCTACATGTGTTGCATTTCCCATATAACCGATTCCTGTTGCTCCGTGGTCTTGTACAAAACAACATACCAATGACGAATCTACTAAATTACCATTTGAATCGTTTTGCATAATATCAGCTGCATTAGCTTGTACATGTTGATCATTTGCATAACCACCACATTCTACTGAAACTTCAGGTGTGCTGAACCCTCTGGTTACAGTAGTACTACCTCCAAAATGATCATGAACTGCTTGTAAAAGTGCAATTAAATCAGGATTAATTACTATCCTATCTGTTCTATCATTTCCATTATGATTGCTTTGAAACTCATGTAACATGAATGATGGTGCCAATTGCTCATCACCTTGACTTAAAAAATATTCTTTTGCCATAGTTATTTCACACTTTCGTCGTTCGACTTTTTATTGTTTGACCTATCCCATAACTCATATAATTGATCCCAACCGTTGGTTGCTACAAATGAAACTATAAAACCTAATATAATTGCACCAACGATGTAATACCACACAAAAGCCATTCTTTGCGTTTGTATGTAAATTATTGCGGTGATAACTGAAAGCAATATACTCGTTACAGTTACCTGAACTACTGTTGGAATATTTACAAATACCCACAGCTCTTTTGTTACTTGCGTAATTAATGAAGTTAAGAATACTAACCCTCCAATTACAGTGATGATTAATGCTAAATTTGAAATTAAAATTTCCATACTTCTACCTCTTCCTTTCCCCGATAGGGAGTTCTAGGAGCTCATCATATAGATGCTTGATGGTTCCATTGCCGTCTAGTGCTTTGTACTGCTTGTACATTTGTTCTACGTTTTCAAGCGCATAAATTGGAATACACTTATCAATTGAATACCGGTTATATTGTTCAATCAAGTTGTTTCTTAATATCGCCTGCATGCCTAGCTTTAGAGCTTTAAACTGTGCAAATAACCATCTTAAAGCAAAACTAAAAGCAAATATTACTAATCCAAAAAGTGCTTGCAACCAATATTGTATAATAAATTCTTCCACTTCTGCCTCCTCACTTACTTTATTTTGTACTTGATACTTATAATAAGATGATTTCTACACATCTATTGCATCCTTAAATTGTGGTAAAGATTTTATTTGTGAATATAGTGCTTCAAAAGAGATGCCTGATTCTTTATCTAAAGGAAGTGTATATTCCTCCTCAATCAATGCATATTCATATTGATTAGGGTCTAGCGTTATTCCTTTTTCAACTAAAACATTGTACTCTACAGATAAGCCCTTTATCATGTCTATTGTTTCATCTGTCACAGTTAAGTTCCTCAACTTTTCACTAAGGTCCTTCAGTGTCTGAACATCTTTATCTCTTTGCTTTTCAATTTCTCTATAAGATACATCCGCATATGAGTATAGCTTTAATCTAATTGAACTATTTACTTCTAAACTATTTATCTGATGATATGATGTAACGATGCCTTTTTTGTTTTTTACTGTAATTTGTAAAGCCATTTAGCTTTCTCCTTTCATCACTTTAATTAACCAGTTCTTTGCCATACAAATAATTGCATTGCATAAGGTGTTGCTTGATGAGTATGCCCTTGCCCACCGCCTGATCCGTCTGTGTTAAGTGTCCAAGGAGTGTAGGGCCATGAGCTATCTCCACTTGTGTATTGAACTTCCCATTCCCACCCTGTTGGACTACCACTAGCCCACCCTGGAGATTTCATTCCATGATTATGGAAAGGCATTGTTGCTTGACTAATAGCTGTTGCACTTGTTGTATCTGATCCAAACTGACCTCCACCTGAATTTCCTGCATATAAATATGCTCCTGAATTTCGTGTCCAAGACCCACCAAATATGGTAGCTGGTTGATCAGCAAGAGTGTTTTTAGTAGTCATGTATATTGCTCCAATTGGGTAAGCTGACATTCCAACCACATAGCCTTTCCAATAAATTTCTTTAGCTACGTTGAGATCTCCAATAGTCCATATATGGCCATCAGTTCCCAAACCAATTGCATCGGCTCCTGTTGTGCCTTTTACCCATAATCCTTTTCCTTGTATTACTACACCTTCGTTTGTAGTTGCATTTTGTACTGATAATTGCCCAGGCATTTGCTTAGATACTAAATTGGGTCCATTAAGCTGAATTACACTAGTTGCATCTGCACTTGTAGTTATTGCTATACTACCTCCTGTAATCGATACAATTCCTGTTGAGCTTAACTTAAAATACTTGCTATCCCACACCCCTGTATCAAGAACTATTTTTAGTCCTGTCGTGTTAACAACATAATTTAAGCTTTGAATTGTTCCTGCAGTAACAGTTCCTAGGTTTGCCGAAATTGAACTGAGTGTAGCAACATTTATCTCAGCAGCCGTTATTGAGTCAGCTAGTATGTTGTTAGCAGTTATCGTATTTGCTGCTATTTTATCACCCGTAATAGTTGCCGCTACTAGCTTATCACCAGTTATTACTGCTGCTGCTATTTTATCTGCACCAATTGCACCTGCAGCTATTGCATTAGCAGATATTGAACCTGCTAATATACTATTTGCTGTTACCGCACCAGTTGCAATTTTATCAGCAGTAATAGCATTTGCCGCTATCTTATCTGCAAGTATTGTTCCGGGAACTATCAAATCT